GTGAGGTCGTCGAAGTTGAGGTTATTAACGGCGGAAGAGGGTATATTAACCCTCAAGTGTCCGTTTCTACGCCTGGTGTGCTCGAAGATTTCAGTGCAGGTGACCTTGCATCGTCTCAAACTGCCTCATTTACTAAGGAAACTAGCCGTCAAGCATTCCCAGCACCCGAATCTACGAGTAATTTTGACGTAGCAGGTAAGAATATCTTCAAAAAAGTCCGTAACAAGACAAATAAACTCCAAGCAGAGAATGATTTTGGCGAAAGAGAGGACATTAGACAGGCAGAGATCCGTATTGGAGAGATAGATGAGCTTGGTGTTATCAAAAGTATCGTTGTTGAAGACCGTGGTAAGGGGTATAACCCTGCTGAGCCACCTGCAGTCTTCGTTGTTGACCCTAAACTAGAGACTATTAACTCCCCAGATCTTGATAAAGTTGATTTTGGTGGTGTTGGTAAGGACTTTGCGAGTGCATTTGAGAATTTAGAGCTCCCTCAAGGCGACGATGGTGACTATATTTCACCAGCAGACATGTTTGAAGAGGGTCAGACGACCACTAAAGGTGGTTTCCAAGCAAATATTCCCACATCTTACCTTAAGATGGCGGAAATTGACGACTCAATGATGACATTGTGCCAAGATTTGCCCGCAAATTGCATCAATATTGAGTTTCCGAAGAATTTGAGTAAGGCAATGCCTACTGATGGAGCATTTGATAGCCTCGGACAACTAGGAGATGAGGGTTTTGACGAATTTAGGAGCGCAGTTTACCCCGAAGTGCTCAAAAACGTCGCTCAAGCGGATGAAGAAGGCGAAGGATTGAGTCATCTTTACGGATTTAACCAGAAAAACCGCTGTATCAAGGTCGCACAACCCAAGGTATACAACATTCAGCGTTGGTTTGACGTGCCTTGTGCGTATTTGGACGCTAATGAGGACGGAGATACGGTTGCATATGGATTTTTGATCTATAAATACTGTGCACCTAAGGATGATAATGCGTCATTCAAGGTAAATCTGAAATTTAACGGTAAAACTACGGGTAGTCAGGGTCAAGATTTCCTTGATTGGTTGATGAGTATGCCAAAACCGAAGCTTACTGACGCAAGAGACTATACAGATCCAAATACAGGCAATAAAAAGAAGGTTTGGAATTGCGCTCGTGCTGATGTTGCGGGTAGATGCTATGAAGATAACGGAAATATTGTCTTCCTTGCGGTTGGTGGTGATGAAAATACGTTTGACTACAACCAATCTTCCTATAGTGAAGGTCAGCAACTAGAATTGTGGTTGGGTGACAACCTAGTTTCACATGCTCCTGGCTCTACGAGGAATTGGCAATGGTCAACATCGTCTACTGACCCTGAAACTGGGCAGACTACGACTACAACTAACAATGGATCCTTCCAATACACTGCATTGGAAGTTGATTGCAACAACGTTGTATCAAATCAGATGGCAAATCACCCATGTTGGGACAATTTTGTTAGATCGAGTACTAATCCTGACGGACCTTTAGACGTTTACTGTGGATGGGATGCAGATGGAAACACAATCGCGGGGACTACCTGGTGGAATACTTCTGCTAGGGGTATATCTAATATCTTCTGCTCCACTTGCACTAATACATATTGGGCTGGCACTGCTTCTGCGGCAGGTTTGGCATATGTCTACGACGCATCCATCGCAATCGATCCAAGCAGAATCACAGCAGGAAACTATGAAATCCTGATGGGTCCATACTCTGGTGTGATGTCTATCAAGAATTATCTGACAGGTGGTATCAATGCCCTTAGTAGTGCTATAGATAATCTAGGGAATCCATTCTTCTCAGAGTGTGAGGTGGATGTCCCATGGACTGCAGGAAGGGAAATTAACGACGACGTTTAATGGCATACGGATTTCTAAAACCACTAGCATCCCTAAATGGTCTGCCTTGCTCAGGTCATGGTCTCTGTCTGCCATCTACTGTGCACTCAATTCAAGCGTGTGGGACGCCTCCAGTGCCCTACTCTATTGTTATTAAGAATTTTACATGTTGGTGGCCACCCTTCCCCCTAATTCCCCTAGAGGCGGTTAATCCACTCAGGGCAACATTGCTGGTGAATTTCATTCCAGTGATGTTGGAAGCAGATATGTTTGTTACACATGTATCACCATGCACTAACATTGTGATATACTTGTGTCCATGCGGAAAGTCTATCTGCGCTATCCCAACTCCCATTATTTGTAGTATACTTACTGCAGAGGACATGGGTGGTGTTGGACACGTCCGTACCCTCTTTGCAACAACGTTTACAGTCTTTGGATTGAAACGTAGAGTTGCAAGAGTCCTCGACCCCTTGGGTGCAGGTTTTCCTGGTTTCTCTATTCCATGCTCATCTGTTGTTGCTTGGGGTCATCCTACTGTTTTAGCATCTTAAAAAATTATGGCAATGCGATCTAAAGTTGGTCTGTCTGGTGGGACGTTTATCCCCAGTCGTCCAAAACAAACTCGTCAAGGCAGCTCTAAGAATACTAAGTATTCTGCCACTTCTCGTAATAATGCGAAGAAGCGTTATCGTGGGCAGGGTCGATGAGACCTGAGACCAGAGAAGCAATGGAAATGCTTTGGTCTGCTAAATGGAATCTTCCAACAGCAGCAGAGCATTGTAACCTTACCAATAAGGAGATGAAAATCACATTTAACGAATATTGTGCTTTTCATCCTCCTACTTTTCAGGTAAAATCAGATGAAGATCTGAAATCTATATACAGTGATTCTGATCACATCCAATAAACTTGATAAATAAATATATCGCACCAGCGGGAGACTGAAATGGCTGTAAAACCAATTCCTGATCAGAGCAAGGAGTTTATCAAGTCGGGGATGGTGCTAATAACCGACCCACGGAGTGATAAATACCTCAATAAGCATCAAAGCAAAGAAAAACCAAAGAAGCAGTAAATGGCATCATACAGATTCAGATCTGAAAAATATGTTTCTAGGGGGTTTAAGGATTTCGCCATATCTTTCATGGCAAATCCTAACACCAACGACTTTGGTGTGGTTAAAAATGAAAATGCCATTAAGCAAGCGGTCAAAAATCTTATTTTGACCTCTTTTTTGGAAAGACCCTTCCAACCTGACACTGGATCTAGAATTAAAGATTTAATGTTTGAGCCTTATGACCCATTTGTGGGTGAGGCAATGAGAAATGAGCTTAGAAACGTATTACAACGTCTCGAACCTCGTGTTGAAGTGACCAGAGTGTATATTAGAGAAGAAATTGACATCAATTCTCTACACTTTGAGCTGGATTATAAGATTGTCGGTGAAAACGTCGTTAAAACCGTAGACTTTCTTTTAGAGAAGACTTAAAATGTCAGCAATCCCTTCACAATTAACTTCCCTTGACTTTTTTGAGATCAAGGAATCAATCAGATCATACTTAAGGACTCGCAAAGAGTTTTCAGACTATGATTTTGAGGGATCTGCTGCGTCATACCTGATTGATACCCTTGCTTACAATACTTACTACACAGCATTCAACGCCAACATGGCAATGAATGAGGCATTTCTTGAAACTGCCACTGTAAGAGATAATATTGTCCGTATTGCTAAGCAACTTAACTATACACCTCGCTCTGTTAAGGCATCCAGAGCATGTGTTGAATTGCATGTACAAACAAATCAATCCACTAACGGTGTTACCTATCCAGAATTCGTAACATTGGGTGCTGGTGACGTTTTTGTCGCTAGAAACGAAGCAGACGCTTATACGTTTGCAATGCCACAAGATATTCAAGTGCCCGTCAACCAGCAAAATGGTATGGCGATGTTTAACAGCGTACTAATCTACCAAGGCAACCTTTTGAAGGCAGATTACGTTGTTGACTACACTAAGAAGCAAGATTATATTGTCCCATCCGAAGATGTGGACACAGAAACACTAATTGTCCAAATTTCACCAAGTGTGCAGTCATCCGAGACTGATACTTACAATAAAGTGACCAATGCGGTTGCAATTATCAGCACTTCCCGTATTTACTACTTGGAAGAGACTGATGATCTTAGATATCGTCTTATTTTCGGTGATGGAGTCCTAGGACGTAAGTTGATTGACGGTGAGCACATCAAATTAACCTATATTCGCACAGATGGTCCTCTTGCTAACGGTTGTAAGGACTTTTCGTTTGTTGGTGTTGCTAGAGACTCTGATGGCAGAGCGATTGCACCTCAAAACATTACTGTAAAGACAAAACTTGCCGCGGCCGATGGTGAAGAGATGGAAACACCTCTTTCTATCAAGTTTAGAGCACCTAGAGCATTTGCAACACAGAATAGAGCAGTTACTGAGTCTGATTATGAGCACATTGTGTCTGAGATCTATCCTCAGGCAGCATCTGTGACTGCATATGGTGGTGAGAAGTTGGTGCCACCTGTTTACGGTAAAGTTTACATTGCTATTCGTCCTAAAACAGGCACTAAGCTTAATGAGTCAACAAAAGTTGGCATTAAGCAAGATTTATTGAGATATTCAGTTGCATCGATTGAGCCAGTCATCATCGATCCTACAACTTACTACATTATTCCAAAATCCTACGTTTACTACAACGGAAACCAAACATCTTCCGCTGGTAGTGACATTTCAAGTAAAGTCCTCAAGTCTATTGACAACTTTAACCGTAATGGTGTTACAAACCGCTTTGGAAACCGTTTAGAAGCATCTCGCTTTGGTGCGATGGTTGACTCTGCTGATAACTCAATCTCTGGTAACGTTACTCAAACAACATTGGGTCAAAACCTTGATCAATTCGCTTTTGGTAACGTTTTCACCCAATGTCTTGATTTTGGCAATCCTCTATATGATCCTAACAACTTTGCTGGCACGGATCCTAATGGTGGTGCTAATGCTGGCAATGGTGATGATGGGACTGGAAAGTGCACACCTTCCTTCTCAACGGTTAAATCAGGCACATTCTATGCAACTGGATACACTGAGGATTTGGTTGCCCTTGCAGCGGCAGATGGGACCGTTACAGCGTCCTTTGGCAGTGCTGTAGTATCAACAAGTGAAGAGAATCAAGTCCTAGTCCCCGTCAATCTAAGAGATGACGGAAAAGGCGGAATCATGCTTGTGACTAAGCGTGATGAAACAGAATTAATCCTTAACCCTGCAGCAGGTACTGTGGACTACGGCACTGGTAAAGTTTGTGTCGGTCCTATCGCAATCTCAGGTACACCAGATGGCACCACTAGAGTGCCATTGCAGGTTCTTCCATATGGTGGTGCAATCAACATTCCACCTGGCGTTGATCCTGTTATCTTTAACCCAGAAGTTTTCGCAATCGATTATACAGTGAATGACACCCCTGTCCCCATCTTCGATCCTAATAATTTCAGTGGATTTAACTTCGGAGATTTGAATATAAATATTCTTGATTATCCTTCGGATACGTTTGTATATCCTGAAATCGATAACTGCTTCTGACCTAGAGAGATATGTCTTCACAACTGGCAAAAAGAGTCAACGTATCCGATAGAGTTGAATATCAACTTCCTGAGTTTATTAGAGAGGACGATAGACAATTCGTTAACCTTCTTCTTGAATACTACAGATCTCAAGAGAAAACAGGGCGTCCTTACGATGTTCTAAACAACATCATCAATTATCTTGATCTTGACAACTATGGATCTGAAGGGTTGTCAGCTGAAACTCTTTTGCTTCGTGATATTGGTATAACTGACCAATCGATTGAAGTTGAGACCATTGATGGTTTCACAGAGAAAAATGGATCGATTCTGATCGATAATGAAATCATTTATTATGAATCTGTATCTAGAGGTCCTGACGCTATCCTGACGCCAGGTATTTCCTACGATCAGTTTAAGAAAAAGGAGCAGCAACTAGAGAATCCCTTTTCCCTCTTTGACGGCACTCGTAGAAGGTTTGATTTAAGCAACCTAGGCACCCCTGTAGCGCCCCCTACTGCCAATCACCTCCTAGTTACCACATATAACAACTTCCTCATCCCTAACGTTGATTATACCGTTGATGGTGATGAAATTGTGTTTACCACACCACCTCGTTTGAGGACTGGTGTTGATGATTCAGAATTTACTCAACTCGTTTACCTTGTAGGTTATGCTGATCAGAGCGTCCTTGAAATGGACGACATCAACTATGAAGTCTATCAAGGTAAGTCAGAATATCCTCTAAAACTGAATGGGTCTAACTATTATCCCACTTCAGAGATCGGTCTGATTGTTAATAAGAATGGCAACCTTCTTGTGCCATTTCAAGACTACGTTATTTTCCAAACCAACGATGGAAGCTCTTTTGTTTCCTTTAATGCTGGTGCTTTGGGTGCTGCTGATGTAATTCATATTAGATCTGTCGAATATAACGCACCTCAGTATGGATCTGGTGCAAAACTAATTTGTGAAGTTAACGAATCCTCTAAAGCACTCTCTGGATTGCAAGTTAAGAGTGGCGGTAGTGGATATCGTCTAGATTTTGCTCCTAAGGTCGCTATTGTCTCCACAACTGGTGAAGGTGCTGCAGCAAGATCACTTGTTGGTGGTATTAAAGATATTCAACTTATTAGTGGTGGTCAAGGTTACACATCCTTCAACCCACCCATTCCTTTTGTATCTGCTCCAACAAATCCTAATGGATCTAGAGCAGAGATCGAAATTGAGGTAGATGATACATCTGGACAAGTCTCTTCTATCAGAATTACTAACTCTGGTAGTGGATATGACTTTATTCCTGCAATTTCTTTCATCAATCCTGCTGGTGCAAAGATTAGTGATCCAACAATCGACTCTGAAGGTCGTGTCAACGTTGATAGCATTCAGGTTACTAAAACTGGTGTAGGATATAAGAATGCTCCTGTTGTTTACATTGATCCAGCACCTGACGGTGGTATCAATGCTCAAGCAACTTCTAGAATCAACTCTGATGGTCAAGTTATTGAGATTCAAGTCAATAACAGAGGTAGAGGATATGTAACTCCTCCTAGAGCAAGAATTATCGATCCAGTTGGTGCTCAAGTCCTTGATGTAACTGTTGCATCAGGTGCTGTCACTGAAATTGAAATGTTGACTGGTGGTATGGGTTATACTGATCCACCATCTGTGTATATTGTTGATGATCGCAAAGATGCTTACGGTAATCCCGTTGGTGGACAAGGTGCTAAGGCAGTTGCGACTATTTTTAACGGTGAGATCACTGATATCAACATTACTGACTTTGGTAGTGGATATTCTGATCAATTCCCTCCAAAAATCTATATTGCTGAGCCTGCTGCTGCTAAAGCATCTGTAAATATCGGATATGATGAAGTTACTGGTTTTGAAATCATTAGAGGTGGTAAAGAGTATTCTCCATCAGCACTTTTAGGTTGTGCTCGTGGTGTTTCTAACGTTATTGGTTTTGATGACCTTGGAAACCAAATTTATGCAAGAGAAGAGCAACTTGCTAACACTAACCATAATGCAGGGACCAGAATTGTTAATCTGGACTCTATTTTCGTTAAAGAGGTCTTTGATCGTTTTAGAAGGCAGTATCTGCCAACTCTAGAGATCAACTATGACAGAATTAACCCTGTCCAAGTAATTAAGACCATTAGAGACTTCTATGCCTCTAAAGGCACTAAGATGTCTACTCAATACCTCTTCAAAATTCTGTTTGGAGAGGATGTTGATGTTTTCTATCCAAAAGACGAAATTATCAGTCCTTCCCATGCAACTTGGGTTGTTGACACGATTCTTCGTGCAGAATTGATTTCTGGTGATCCTAGAAACCTAATTGATGGTCAACTTAACCAATATAGAGATGAAGTTGACACAAACATTAGAGAAGCATCTGCTTTGATCGAAAACGTCATTTCTATCATTCAAGGCACCGATACAATCTACGAATTGGCGATTTCTGAGGAAACGCTCGTTGGTCAGTTTATAATTCCTTATAAGACTCGTCTTGTCGAGCCTTTGAATACAACTGGTCAAATTATCACGGTTGACTCGACGATTGGATGGCCTGAGAGAAATGGCACCATCCTAATCAACGATGAAGAGCAAGTCCAGTATAAAGAGAAGTCTCTTAACCAATTCATCGAATGTACTCGCTCTAAAAACGGTATTGTAGAAGATTGGGATCCTGGCACTATTGTCCAGTCCGATATCTTCGTTTATGTCAATAAAGACACTCCTACAGAGTGTAAGTTGAGAATTCTTGGTATTGCTGAAGCAGGCACCACTGTTTTGGATGATACTGGATCTTACTACCTTCCTAGTGACAAATTGAAGGTTGCATCTCTGGGATCTTCTGCAGAAGATGAAAGACTGTCTTCTTGGCTTTATAATGTTAAAAAACTAATCCAGGTCTCCAGTGTTACGCCTGGTGGTGATAATAATCAAACTGCAACTGTTGTTTGCGATAACCCTCATGGTTTGTTGGTTTCTGACCAAGTTACGATTTATGGTGCAAACCCTGTTATCTACAACGGCACATTTGCTGTTACTTCTCGTATTGACGAATATCAATTCTCATACCGTCTAGCACAGCCTACAGACATTATTCCACAGGGTAACATTCTACTTTCGGTGGACCTCAACCGAGGAAAATCTGATGTTACTTCAATCAACAAGGTTGTTTCTGAGTTTACAACTAATATCCAAAACTCCTTCTTTAACGATGATTATGTCTATGTTGCTGCTAGTGGCTTACCTAATTACAAGATTGGCCCTTTCACAGGATCCGCGTTAATTCCTGGCAACCAGCGTAAGTTGATGCGTTTCCCAAGAAACGTATTGACTGTTTCTGAAAGACAAGACATTCAACCCAATACCTCAATCGGATCATGGGTTAATGGTGTTTCTATCTGGTCTTACAAGTCTTCTGAGTATGTCCAGTTTGGTCCTCTTACCAATATCACTGTAGATGGTGGTGGTGAAGGATATGATGCTGGCGCTAAACCCAACCTTGAAATTATTGGTGGTGGCGGCACAGGAGCATCAGGTAGTGTTGTTGTTAACGGTAGTCTCACATCTTTCGATGTTACTGAAGGTGGTAGTGGATATACCGATTCACCTCTAATCTCCATCGTTGGCGGTGGTGGTAGTGGAGGCACAGCAAGAGCCGTCGTTACTGGTGGTCGCGTCACCAGAATTCTGGTTGATTCACCAGGTACAGGATATACATCACAACCTGACGTTGCTATTACAGGTGGTGGTGGATCTGGTGCTGCAGCGACTGCAAACGTCCGTGGTCCAATCTCATCTGTGATGATTGACAGTTTTGGTAGTGGATATACTTCACTGCCTCAAATCAGAGTTAACTCTGGTGAAAATGCTTTGGCACAACCTATTGTTATTAATGGTCGTATTGTTTCAATCGCTATTATTAACTCTGGTAACTCTTACACCACAGCACCTAACGTCATTATTAATGGTGATGGTTTCGGTGCTATTGCTCAAGCAACCATTGGCACATTTGGTGAAGATAAGGGTAAAGTGCTTAGTATTCAAATCCTTAACAGAGGTATTGGATATACTCAAGGAAACACTACTGTTAGACTGGAAGCAGTTGGTCAGAATGCAACATTCACACCTACTGTTTACAGATGGTATAGAAACAATCAGTATGACCTTGGTAGTAACTATGACTTTGCTAGAGGTTATGTCTTTACTGGTCTTAATAACGCATTCGGTGGTGAGTATGCTCACCTAAGTGATCCTAAGGAATTGCGTTATGTGGTTGGTGATAACGTATTCTTGAATCCTGTTACCCAACAATTCCAAGAGCTTTCTTCCAATTTTAGTCATTCTCCTATTCTTGGATGGGCATTTGATGGTAACCCCATCTATGGTCCTTATGCATATGCAGATCCAACTGATCAAAACAGTGGTATCCGTCGTATGCGCACTTCATACAAATTGAAGACAAATGTCGTATTTGACGCTGCAACTAATCCCAATCCTTCAAGGACAGATGGTCCTCCACTGGCATCCTATCCTGCAGGACAATTTGTTGCTGATTACTACTACGATTTCCAATCTGGTGACCTAGACAACTATAACGGTCGTTTCTGTAAGACACCTGAGTATCCTGATGGTGTATATGCATATTTCATCACTGTTGATGCTTCTGAAGCTGGTGTTGCAGAATTCCCTTATATCCTTGGTCCTCAGTTTAACTCTCTTCCAGATCAGTGGAATTTGGGTCAAGGTGCAACTCAGGAAAATATTCCTCAAGATGTTGTCCGTTATAGAGATCCTTATGTCAATGTTGACATTGATATTGATCGTCAACCAAACCAAGAGTCAGATGTCCTAACAACTGAGATTGAAGGATATCCTCTCATCTTTGAGATTCAAGATAGCAACAATGATGGTGTTATTGATGCTTCTGAGCAGCAAGAGACCTTAGAGATGACTACAGAGGCAACTCTGCAGATCTATGACTACTTCCCTCAAGTCCCACCTGAATCAAGAGTTGACATTGAAGTTGAGACAACTACTCAGTTTGAAGATGCTCAAATTGACGGATTTGTTATTGAAAACCCTGGCGTTTCTTATCAGGTTAATGATACTGTTTTCTTCAACAATGAAGGCACAGAGGGTTATGGTGCGTCCGCAATTATTGATTCTGTTAAGGGTCAAGTAATTCAAGCATATCAAAAAGAAATTATTGGTGACCAACCTTATGGTAAGATCACCACTGCTGAAATTCACGATTTGAAACAGCAAGACGGTATTATTGTTAACTCTAGACCTATTGCTGATAATACCAACAAAGCATTTAAGAATGTTGTTGTATCTGGTATTGAGACTGTTTCTATCGATCAGGTTGGTAGAGGTTATAATTCAGACCTCCCTCCTGTCTATGAATTGATCACATCACAAGGTAGTGATGCTGAATTTAGAATTAATCTAGAATCTAATGGTGGTATTAGCACCGTTGATATTCTTAACTCTGGTAATGGATACGATGTTGATAATCCTCCTCAGATTCGTGTTACCCATCCTCAACAGTATAAGAAGACTCGTTACTGGTTGAGTGAGTATATTGAAGCTGATGGTCAGTTGATGATCCATGATAGTAAGATCACTGCGGATCGCTATCTGTATATTTGTGGATCTATTGAAATCGGCAATGGTAACATGGCAGGTTTCCTTGCTAAGTTTGATGATCTTGGAAGACTTGTTTGGGAAAGACACTTACAACCTATTAACACTGGTGATAAGAGAAGTGAATTCCTTAGAATGTATATCAATGAGTCTTATGAAAACGACCGTATTTATGTTGCAGGCCAAACTTATTCTCCTACAAACGACCTGTTTAACCCAGATATTTGGGTTGGTATGTATGAGTCTGGATTTAACACTGCAAACGCTCCAGACGGTCTTCTTCAATGGCAGAAGTCTATTGCAGGTATCTCTGGCACAACTAGAAGAGACTACATTACTTCTATCAGTCTAGATGCCGAAGAGCGTATCTACCTTGCAGGTTATACTAATACTAACTCACCTGATCCCGATGATATTTGGGTTATTCAGGCAGACCAAGATGGTGACGTTGTTGAGAAGCGTAAGTTTGCCTCTATTGATGGTAATGAGAGACTTGAGCAAATTGCTGATCTTGGTAATAACAGATTCTTCTGGGTTGGTGTTAACGAAGATAATGATGACTGCTTATATGGTGTCTTCTTCTATGATGGTGCAAACCTTGAGATGGAATATGCCAAGCAGGTTACTGTTACTGGTGGTTATGTAAGAAATCCAAGATTCGTCATCGATGAATATCAAGATGTCTTCATTCTTTGGGATTTCTATAATAATGCTACTAGCGTTTGGGAAAAGGTCCAGCTCAGCAGAATTTCACTTGCTAATACAGCATCTGGTGGATCCTTTACATGGTCTAAGACTATTGCTCTTACACCAATGGATTCTGTTACACCTATCAGTATCCAACATGCTGGTCTCAACCTAGATGAGTTTGGTAATATCAGTGTTGTTACTGATATGAAGTATAAGCAGAATGTCCGAGTGGCAGGTCTGACATACTTTAAGTATGACGGCACAGTGCTCCGTCAATCCTATCTTGAGGATACCAATAGTGCTGGTTTCTCCGTTAAGTCTCACGTTGTTGATTCTTCTGGTGACCCAATCATGGTTTGTGAGCGTCAGCTTCCAGATCAGGCTGCAGCATTCAGATTTACTGAAGATGGTAATAATTGGAATGAAGATTTCACCAAGCGTAAGTTGGCACCTCTTTCAGTTATTGATACTGCTGCAAGTGCTTGGGAGCGTGATACAACTGCATATAAGTGGGGTCCTGCATCACTCAAACTCAAGACATCTAATGCTGTAAAGGCAACTAACTTTAATAGAAATGTCCAACCAGAATGGTGTGTTGAAGGTTGGTATTCTATGGATGGCACCAATCATGGTGTTAACCATCAACCTAAAATGATGACCGTTGTGCCTGTCGCAGGTAAGACAGCACATTTCATTATCGATGGTGATTCAACATCTGCAAACTATCAGAAAGTCCTACTTTACTTTGA